TAAGAGCGGAAATAAGTTTTTCTTTTTCTTCGGCGGTAAGTTCTTTTGCTTTTTCATCCTTATCGTCGTCTTTTTCTTCGTCGTCTTTTTCTTTATCGCCCCCGTCGTTTTCTTCTTCATCATCTTCTTTATCAGAGCCAATATCGATAGCCTCACCGAGAGTATTAAGTTTTAATTCTTCAATATCAGCATTTTCGGAAATAAACATTTTAAAACCTTCTACAATTTGTTTATAATCGCTCTGCAATTTAGGAGAAGTCACAATTACTCTTGCCAAATTCTCTTTTATTTCGTTATTAGACAAAAAGAAAAGAGATGGATATTCTTCGTAAAGCGAATAAATAAGATTCCCACCTTCTTCTACATCTTCTTTAAAAACTGAACAAGCCCTTACTAAATCTTTCTTAAATTTCTTGTTTTTGAAAAGCATTTTTGCTTTTTCTTTTCCTTTTGAATTCAAATATTTCTCTGGCTCAGTGCTCTCATAAAGAGAAAAAGCAACTGGGTCTTTCCAATTAAATACAAGAACGTCAGAAAGAGGATTAGTCAAAAGTCTGTTTTTATAATCCTTAAAAAATTCTGATTCTTGTAATTCTACAAATTCTTCATTTAAATAAGATAGTTCTTCAAAATCAGCAGTTATACTAAAATCTTTATCTGCGACAGCTTCTGATATCATTTTTTCAACAGAAGCAATTGGTTTCTCCATTAATTCTGAATAACTATTAGCAAGAGTAGAAATACTTGCTTCCTCGTTTAAGAAATAATCTTTTGCAGCAAGTTTAAAATTAACTTTTTCATCTTCTCTTAATGAAATTTCCTCAAAATTCTCAATAACTACTTGCAATTTTTCCTTATTGAAAGAATAGTTTGCTGAGTAGAACTTTTCCTCGTTCACATCAAATAGAATCGCTCCGTCATCATAAGTAGATACTAATGCCGCATTAGCACTTTCGTTAATGTAAGCTCTTAGAACCTTCTCTATGTTTGCGTTTGAAAAACTGTTGATGCTTTCAAATTCTCTAAAAGTAATATTTTTAGACATTTATTTTTTTCCCTCCAAATGGTTTTTAAAACCACGATATACACGTTTAACATTTCCTTTTACGATATCTTCTTTTGAAATAACTACTTTTTTCATAGAAGGAGATTTATAATATTTCTTAAAAGTGTCCTCAGATATAGAAATATTTTTACAAATAATCTTATCTCCTTTGACCTCTTCCACTAATAAATAATCTCCTTTTATTCCATCTTTAAAGATTTCATAAAGAGAACTTCCATTTTTCCTAAACTCTTTCTTTGCTCTACTGGATGAAGCAAGTGGCAACGTTAATTTAACATCATTTATAATAACATTTTTTTCAAAAGAAGAAACACTATCATCTGGATAGATACTATTTAGTGTTTCATAGACTTGCCCTTTTTCTATCTCACTGATTTTTTCTTTTGCTTCTTCCAATAAATCTTGAAGAGTTATTTTCTTAATCATTATTAACTTTCCTGTTGTGTTTTTTTCACTCATTAAGGAGTTCTTTTACTTCTTTTCTTTTAATACGGTTATCTTCAAATATTTTATAAGTTCTTCTGCTTGAATTTCTTACCTCATTCAAATCTAAACCTTTAAATTCATTAGTGGTTTCTAAGTATAAATAAGGATTAACTAGTTTTGGTTTATCTTTTCTTATATCTGCACCGTTTATAAAACTACCTATTTCTGTTATAAATTCACTAGATTTTTGCTTTTTCTTTTTTAATTTCTCTTGTTCTTTCAAGTATCTCAATAAAATAATTGCATCATTTTTGTTTTCAACCAAATAATTTTGCCCAAGAACTTTCATAAATGCCATAACATGGTCTTGCTGCAATTCCTCTCCTTCCGGAGGAGTTAAACCACCTGATAAAGAAGATTCTATATCTTCTGGGTTTGCTTCTGGGACTTCTGTTCCAGCATCTGGGTTTTCTGTACCTAATTCTGGTATTCCGCCTTCTGCTCCTAAATCTGCTGGCATGCCACCAATTGGAGGAGCCGCCATTCCAGGAGCCATTCCGGGCATAACCTGCCCTCCTTGCTGCATAGTCTGAACTTGTTTTTCTTCTATTGCTTTTAAGAACTGAATATCATTTATTTCCTTATCAGAAAGTTTTAGAACTTCTTTAAGCATCCAGTTAGTCGGGAAAATTCCTAATCCTTGCATAGATTGAATAAGATTTATCTTTTGAGTGATAACATCGATATCAGAAATTTCCTTTATGGTAGAAGGAGGGGTTAAAGATAACGTAAAATTTTGAATATCTTCTTTCTCATAACCTAAGAAAAATAATTGTAATGTTGCTAGTTTATAACAACCTTTTAATATATGGTTTTGAACTCTTTCGATAAATCTACCGAACTTAACATCTCTTTGAGCAAGCGATGTTGATTTATCTGCTTGCCCTCCTTCGCCTAAGTATTCTGGTGGTATATTAAGAGTTCTTAGCAAGTTATTCTTAAAATAGTCTATGAATGTCATGTTCTGACCCATATTCATACCATCTCCGCCTAACAAGTCTATTTGAGTTCCAGTAGAACCTTCCCTAACAGGGATAAATATATCACTTGTTATAGAGAACATAGAAGCAACCCTATTTAAATTCCCGTCTTCATCAATAACTTGTTGGCTTCTATATTTGTCTCTTAATTCCATTAATTGTCTTTGTGCTTCCAAAGGTGGCAAATTTCCAACGTCTATTTTAAATACACGTCTAGAAGGAGTTCTTGAAATAACGTAAGTCAAAAAGATATCTTCTGTTGACATTAATCTTGTGAATGTTCTCACGCCAGAATACAAAAGAGACCTACCATACGGTTTATTCTCTTTATCTTCTATTTTAAAATGAATTATTTGCCAAGGAAATAATTTCTGTTCACTTACTTTTGCATTTTTTGAATTAGTATATTTATAAATATAATAATCTACTTTTCCATCAGTTTCTCTTATTTCTATTTTCGCTGGGTCCAAATATTTTAATCTTTTTATTCCATAGGCTTTATTGTTTCCAATTTCCAAAACTACTTCATAAAAATTATCGCCCATTTTACAAGTTTCAAAAACAATAGACCAAAGTTCTGTTTCAAACCCTAACTTAGAATAGAATAATTCTTCTAAATCTTCTTTAATTTTTTCATTATCACTAAATATTTGGATTACTTCGTCGTCGTCATTTTTTTGAGTCGCTTCATCAGAAATAACTTCAAGACCCCTATGCATAAATTCAGTGGCGTCCATTCTAATATACACTTCATAAAGTGCTTCCCTGGATAACGCAGTCCTCTTTTTTGTAGTAGAACCCATGTCTTCAAAAAGCCCAGGCGCGAATGTATGCCAATTATTAGAATTGGGAGATACTACATCTATATCACCATTTTTTACAGTTATATTTTTAGGAGTTTTTAATTCGTCTTCTATTTCTGTAATTTTATTTATTTGCTTTTGAACATTATAAGCTTGCTGAACACTTATTGGCTTTTCAAAAACTTCTATTCCATTAACTAACATCCTATTCTCCTATCTCTAATCCCGAAGAGTTTATGCCCAAATTTAGATGTCTACCAACTCTATTTTTATAACTTTTAGAAACCTTTCCATCTTTATTTTTTTTTCTAAAAACTTTCAAATTTTTATTTTTAGTTATAGTTTCAGAACCCAGCATCATCCTCTTTATTATTTCATCTTTATCATTTATTTTCATTTTTATCTACCTAATAACCAAGTTAATTCATCCAAAGAGTTTATGTTATATTCTTTTTTTAATTCTCTCTCTATACTAGAAGTTCCGAAATCTTCTGTTGTAGAAACTATTCCAGCAGGATTACTACCCTTAATAGATAATTTCTTTTTTCCAGTTCCATCTATGGAAGAAAAACTTTCATTTTCCGCCTTTGCACTTCTAATCATTTCATCTCTATCATATGTTATAACAGAACCATCTTCACTTAAAAACATGGCACTACTTTGTATTTGAGCCTTGTCTCTTAAATACAAGCACAAACTCATAGCCATAATAGCATCGTCATGACAATTATGAACTATGTATCCATTTGCTACAAAGCTATGAACACCTTCAACATTTAAATCGTAAAGAGTTTCTTCTTTTGAATACTCTTTAATTTCCTTGATTTTCGAAGATAATTTATCACCAAAAAATTTTCTAGGATTCTTATATTTTTGAATCTTTTTAGATAATTCAGGAGATATCCTAAATACTTCTTCAAAAGGAATAGTTATTCTATTATTATCCATAGAAAAAGCAACTTTATTTCTATAAAGAATATGAGCCATAAAATATAAACTATGATAATTTCTAGTCTTTAAAGAATAATAATGCCTACATTTTCTAAATTTACCTTTCCTAATCATGTGTCTTACAAGTTCTAATTGAAGAATAGGGTAAGCGTATAATTGTTTCTCTGTTGGAATAAAACTACCATTTCTTATTTTCTTTTCTATTTCTATAATAGGTAAAGAATCTTTATTTGTTATTTCATTTGAAAATATACTATATACAAAATTACTCTTATTAAGTTCATATACCCTATTAAATTGGTATGCATTGTCTTTAAACGTCAATACTTTTTGTGAATCTGTTATTTTTAAATTAGGAAGCCCGCTAGCCTTAATATTTTTTATAACTTTTCTGTCGCTGTTTAAAACGAAAGTTTCCTCTACCGGTTTAAATTCTCCATTTTCTGTAAGAACTAAATCCCCTATATGTATATCTTTAATTTTTTTGAAACCTTCTTTACAAGTTATGATAGTATCACCAGTTAAACAGTTGTCTGCGTGTATCGCTTTATCGCCAGTAGCCCATATCCAAGTTTCCATTTCTGCATATAATCTTTCTGAATTAATCTTAAATTTTTCTGCAAGTTCCGGAACAGAAATCCAGTCAATAAATTCAGAAGTCATTAATTTTCTTGTTTTAACATCGGTTAGCCAACCGGTATATCTCGTCACACCATTTTTAGTTTTCTTCTGCTTAAAAACATTACCATATGGGTCGTTTTCAGAATAATAAACATTAGAGAATATAGTATCACCAATAGAGTTGCTTTCAATTACTACAAAGCCATCATTATAAGCCCTTGCGACATCTTTTACTAATTTAGCAAACATTGGAGTAGAAATATAACCTTTAAATTCTGCTACTTGTTCGTATGTTTCTAAATCTAGAATTTGAATGGCAGAAGTATCAGAGCTTGTTCCCGATGCTACATCGCAATTATGAGTTGTTAAATAATTACACAAATAACTATGATTTTCAGTTTCAAAATTATATACTGTTCCAGAAAAATCACTTTTCTCTATTGAAGAAACTCTTAAATAGATATGTTTTAAATCATCACTTATAAAATTATGACCTATTGATTTTCTTACTTTACTTTCTTTTGAGACATCATAATCAATACCAAGCATTTTCATAAAATTTATACTTTCATGGTGATGCATAGTTAACTGATACGCCTTTTGTGTTTTATTTTTCTCTTTTTTACCTTTAAGTAAAGTTTCTCCTTCTTCTCTTAACACATTTAACGAAGAAACAAAACCGATAGAGAATAAAATATCCTGAACATCTTCTAATAGTTTTTGACTTTTGCTAACAAAAGAAGTCGTATAATTCTCTCTCCTTTTGTCTGTAAAAATAGAACCATCTCCATTTAAATATCCAGTTATTAACTCTTTTTTAAATTCTTCTGGAGCATATTTTATCCATTCTGGAATATTTTTATTCCTAGCATATTTACCAAAATTCTTTTTTATAAACGCAAATAGTTGCGAACTATTAAAGACAGTTTCTACAATATTAGAATCTGGCTTTTCTATAAAAGATACACTTCTTCCATATTTTTTAAATAATTCTCTTATTTTTTCTGCATAGTTATATTCTTTTGAAAAATTATGACAAGTATGAATTGATTTACTATCTCCTCTTTCTTGTATCCAACCTTCTGCCAACCAAATTCCTAAAAACCACCAAAAGTCTTTATCTAATACAATATTTTCGTCAAGATTAAAATCGTATCTTCCGGAAGAAAATTTTCTCCACTCATTTAAGATACTATCTTTATCCAAATCTTTTCCCCTATAAATATTAGGATATATCAACCAATCTCCACTGTTCAATTCTGAAACTTTATTATACTTAAAATCAAACTTCCATTTTCTTGGTCTATATTTTTTACTGTCTCCCTTTCTTGAAATTTTTGTATCAATAGAGGACATAATAGGATGTTCTCCGGTAAAAGACGTTTCTCTTAAAATTCCTTCTATTTTTATTTTATAAAGAGGTTCATTTACATTTTCATAAATTTGTTTATTTACTATTCTGGTTTCATTCCCGTCTTTATCAAATAAAATGTCATTTTGTTCTACTGTTTCTATATCCTTTAACCCTTCAGCGGTTAATACTTTTTCACCAGCTGGCAAACATCCTAAAATATATCTATGTCCAATTTCCGGAAGCCTCCAAATCCAAAGGCCCCTTTGTTCTCTTACTTTCTTTCCGTCTATCCATAATTCATCTTTATAAGTGGGGTCTTTTAAATTGATTCTAATTTTCTTCATTAAATCTTCGCTAAATACTCTGTCTCCATCGATTACGAATTCGTGGAGAATTTCTTGTTTAAATTTAATGTCCTTTAAGTCGGCAAAAGTCGCTTTCAACCAAGGGTTAGCGTCATGATTTAACGCTATTGGTTCAAAAAACTTTTTATATTCTGCTTTGATTTTTCTATTATGATAGTAATTTCTTTTGATTGCTTCTTGAAGAATATGATTATATCCTTTTTTAGGACCACCAATTCTTGGGTCGTCTGGCACTTCCCACCAGTCAATTTCCAAATATTTTGTATCTTGGTTTAATTCTTGCTTGGCATCTTGAACTTGTCCATAATAATAAGAACCAGCACCTACTGTTCCATTAGGTGTGTTTGAACCTATTACTCCATTTATATAAAAACTTCTTGTTTCTGGAATAACAAAATCATACGTATGCGCTTCGCTAACTTCAATGTTTTTTACTTTAAGCAAAAACCAATCTTTGTCATAGAAATCTTTTAATTTTTTAAACTCTTCTGTTTCTTCAAGATTTTCCTTTTTAGCAATATCAAGACATTCTTTTATATGATTTCTTGATAAATGCTTTTTCTCCGTAATTCTTACTATTCTTGAAACAGTATTATTCCAAACATTATTCTTTTTAAATAGCATATTTGCTACCCAGATATTCATCATTGGGTAAAGTTGATTGTTTGGATGTTTTAAGTTTTTAACTAAATGATATTTTTCCTGTTTTCTGTTAATTGAAAATCCTATTTTTTCGTAAAACACTTTGGAAAAATACCTTGATAATGTAATTTGTCCAACAAAACTTTCTACATTTACTCGTGTAGATTTTTCAGGAGAAATAATATTCCATCTTTCATCAGAAATTTGTATTCCAAACATATCCAATAAAGCACGCACTTGTTTTATGAGTTCTTTTGAAGTAGAAGTAAAACCAATAGAGCCGTCTCTTGTTCTTGAATACCCGTCCGAGTCGAACAAACCTCTTAATAAAGCAGAGATATTATTTCTACTCATTCTTAAAAGTTTTTTTGGAATAGTTTTCTCTTTTGCTTTTTTGCCAAACTCAAACCCAATTTTTTCAAGCAAATCTATTAAGTATTTTCCCTGCAATCTAAAATGAATATTATCGTCTTTTCTATTTTCCATCTTGCAGTCAAAATGAGAATTATTTAAAAGAAAATTTTGAACTTCTTCGTCTACTGAAGTAATGACGCAATATTGCCCTTTTTTATCAATATAACCGTCTCCAATTAACAAACCAAAAAAATAAGCCATTTCTTCATCAATGTTTCCGTTCCAGTTTTTAATTTGGTATTTACAATTTTTAATAGGACTAATATCTACATCGTCATCTTTCCCAAACGTTTTTTCTCTGAGAGAAGCAAGTGCATAATCACCAACCTCAATATCTTTTGTCTGTTTCCAATAAGGAAAGAAAGATGTTTTATCAACAACATAGAACGGATGAATTTCGGATATTTCGTTTTTAACACCAGAACCAAATGTTATTTTTCTGGTTGGAGTTATCCCACTATCATAAAATGTATTTGTAGCCTGTTGATGATTAATTCCATCAATCTTGAAACTGCTTATAAAATTAAACCCTAAAGAACATTTTTTTGGCTTATAATCAACAATTTGTTGCAAACCATTTTCTGTGTTTATATATGTATCTCCTACAACGCAAGAAATATAAATAGCCTTACCACCAGTTTTAGTAAGTGTAGGAGTTGCGGCCGAAACAATTTCTCTAACCATTCTATCACTTTGATAAAAAGCCAATTCGTCCATAATTAACAACGAAAGAGAATCAGAACGGCCAGCATTATCTGACTGAGGTTCTGAGACAATATTAGATACCGAACCATTAGAGTGAGCAAATGAAATTTGTTGTTGGTTATTTACTTTTATTGGAGTCTTCATCCATTCTGGCAGATTATTTAAAGTGGATTTCATTTTGTTAATAAACTGTTGTGCTTTTTGTTGCCTCAAAGAAATAACATCTATATTTTCTGATGGAAAAAAATTAGCACGCCAAAGCGAGTATAGTGAAAATATCGTGGAAATTCCACAATTATGAACCATTAGCCCGTTAGCTAAAAAATCTCCTGTTGCTGTTGTAATATCATAAACTATATCGGTTTCTCTATTTCTTTCAATAACGCTAACTTTCTTATAACCATTTTCCGATAAAACTTCATCATTAAGTGTTAAATCCTGTGCTTCTTTCCATCCTTCTTTTGTAAGAATTTTATGGTCCGGAGTGCATTCAATAGATTGTCCAGAGTTTACTAATATTCCCATAAACTCTTTTACGCCTTGATTATAAAAATTTTCTACCGGAACATATGTTGGCATACCATCTATAAGCGTTTCAATCATATCACCAGCATTCACATCTCTTATAGAAATAAGACCCTTTCCTTTTATTCTAACATAAGAAGTGCTTCTTAAACATTGCCTGGTTTTATCTACTACAATCTTTCTGTATTTTTCTAATTCCTTAGCCATTTCAATTTGGAAATAATAAGGTTCCATTGGGAAAGTGCCTGAACCAGGAATATCTACAAGACAATAATTATCTAAAAAGTAAGCGAAAGAACTTCTAATTAAAAACAATTCAACACCAGAATCTACTAATTCTGTTGTTTTGTCATTATAGATAGTTTGAGTAAAAATATTCGAAGCATAGCCAAACGCTTCTTTCAATGATACAGGAATGTTATATTTTACAATTTTATTTTTTACAGATAAAATTAATTCTTTTTCTTTTTTATTTAATGCCACAAATAAACTCCATATTACTATTATATCTTTTATTATATAAGTTTTAATTATACATAAATAAATAAAGGAGGCAAAAGCCTCCTTTTATCATTTTATTTCATTCTCTTTAATAAAATCATCTCCGCTTTTCGCTAATTCCCTAAGCTTTTGACGATATCCAAATCTCTCTAATATCTTTGCTACAATTTCATTTAAAGATTGGTGCGGGTTGCTGTCGCTTTTTGTTTTAAAATCAAGTGTTGTTCTGAAAGGTTCATCATTGTACGCTTCCTGCCTAAATGAAGATATTAAATGCGATATCATATTTAACTGGTCTACATCCGCTTTTAAGTCCAAGAGTTTTCTACTCATTGCTTCTTTCTTTTCTTCTTCTGAAATATCTTGAAACTGTGTATCTAACGATTTATAGATTTCAAACTCTCTTTTATCTCTTATGAATTGTGAAACTGCTAAATCTGCTCCGTTTATAAAAAAAGTAGCAACATGCAATCCATAAGAATAAGGTATATTCATAGAATATGAATCTGTTTTCTTTATCCATTTATCAGATGCTAAATCATAAATATTATCCATATTCTTTTCTATTATGTCTTCACCTTTTGGTAAAAAATAAAAATCAATAGGATGTAAACTTTCTTCACCGTCTATTTTTAACTTTTGTCCACTTGGAGATATTTCTATTATTTTATCTACTTGTTCTTTTGTCATAGTAGTAAGAACGGAAACATCAATATCGCTTTCAGCAGTGTATTGGTAGCCCAAAGCACTTCCTTTTATTTTTATAGCCTCTATATCAAAGTTAAAATTTATTTGCTTTTTCCATTTTCTAAGAATAGAATATATCTGCTCTTTTACTTCTTTTTTTATTTTATCATTTTCGTCGAAAAGCCAATCTGCTCTTTTATTTTGTGGAGGGTCTAATATGCTTTCGTTAAGCCCTAATATCTTTATCAAATGTTTATCTGCTGTTGTCATTATTCAAAATCCTCCAAATTGTCATTTATATTTTTCATATCTATACCAACTTTCTTTGGCGAAATTTGAAAATTAACAAAATTATTATTGGCAAACTGTTTTCTTTTACTTCTGATATCTAATATTTTAACTAAATTTGTAGTAGCATTAACTCTGGTTTCTATAATCGATGTAAGAGCCTCTTTGGAACTATCGCTTCTATCCTTACTTAATTCGACACTTGTCTTAAAAACATCATATAAATCATCTGCCTTTGCTTTATCATCAAGAGCCGATAATAATATCATGGCGGTTAATTCGTCATCATTTGTTGTATCAATAACTTTACCGCCAAAAGTTATTTCAGTGGATAAAGTACTTTCTACTTTTTTTTCTTCTAAATCTTTTGTGTCTTCTTCTACTAGTTGTTTAAAAATATCATCATATTCGTCGCTCATACTTGCCCACTATTCTCTTCTAGGTTTTCTATTCCGTAGAGTTCATCATCTTCACCATCTTCTTCAAGCAGTTCACAAATATTTGGATAAAATTTTTTCATTTCTCCAATAAATTCCCTCATATCCAAAGACCTCATTCCATACCCACCGGCAAATTTATATAAATCACTCTTACCTATATACTTTTTATTTTTCTTTAAATAATCGCATATTATAGCAACAATAATTACAAATTTCTTTCTTTTTTTGCCTAAAAAATTTTCATCTACAATTAGTGTTAAAGTTCTTTCCATATCATCGACAAAAAAATCTATATTGTCATTATATTTAGGAGAACGAATATTTATTTTATCTTCTATACTTTGAACTTCTCTATGTTTCTTTTTTCTTGTCGTATAATTTAATAAACTTCTTTTTGCTATTAGAGAAAAAAAATTAAACGCTGTTCCATTTTTTTCATCAAATTTAAGATAATTAGGAAAACAAGCAAGCATCCCTGCTTGCATTAAATCATCTGGATGCTCGAATCTATGATAACCATAAATATATATAATCGCCTTAACTAGTTTCATTACTTCCACAGTGATTTTTTCTTCTAAATTTTTAAAATAAAAATCATTATTTTGAACTACAGGTTTACCTTTTTCGTTCGGTAAAGTTTTGGCTAGTCTTTGATATTCATATATCATGCTTTTAACATATTCTTCGTCAAAATAATTTTCACTAGCCATTTATTCCCCAGCCCTACTAAAATATTGTATTTGTTTATCAATAGTATCTCTATTAAATTTGGCATTCTGGGCATTACCATTATATCTCATTACAACGCTAAAGCTCGAGGAATTCTCTATTTTATTAACTAAGACACCAGCACTATCTTCTCTATCATTTCCATAATCAAAAGAAAATAATATTTTGTCAGTTCTTGTAGCATAATCTTCCACATTTACTTTTTCGTCCATAAATGCTACTAGAATTTCTTTTAATAAATCTTTTCCTGAAATTCCATCTTGCGATTTAATAACATTTCTTGCCTCTTCTTGAATCAAATAAACAATTACATCTTCAACTGTTATAAGTCTTAAAGCATCTTCTTGCGGAACATTTATTATCCCATTTCCTTTTGCTTTAAATCTTGTATTATCCCCTGCAATATCTATATCTAATGTATAGAAAATCTTCTTATCTTTTTCCGATTTTTCTTCGGACAAAACAGACTTGAAGATTTCAGTTATTTTCATAATTTTTGTTCCTCCATTATTGCTTCTGCGACATCTGCTAAATTGTTAACAACAGAAACCATTTGTTTAAAGTCATCAAAAATAAATCCAGTTCTATAAGGGTCTCTATCTTCATAAACTTCTATAACATTATCTTTCAAAATTTCTACACTAATAGTTTTTGTGCCTGCATTAAATCTATAAATATTATCTGATATTTTTTTTAACATATTTTCCTCTTTAGTATATATAAGATACGAAAAACAAAAAATGCCTACGGGAATCTCCGTAGGCATAATAATTTAACTATACTTATTTTTGTATTTTAGTAGAAAATTCTGGTTCAAGCAATTTTGCTTTTAATGCTTTCCCATCCAAATCAGCAAGAGCAGACTTAGCCAATTGCTTTATTTGCGAATCAGAGAATTTGTTTCCATTAAAATTTATGGCGACAGCAATTCTTCTCTCGAATCTTTCCGCCTGAGACATTTTTGCTATTTCTCTTTCAACTATCTTTCTCATTTCTTCGGTAGAAATAGAGTTTAATATATCTTCGTTGCTTGACAAAAATTCATACAAATTTCCTTTTTTAACCGAAGAATCTATTTTTTTAGCAGTATCTTGACTAATTTTAGAGAAGTCAACAACTTTCTTTAAATTTTGAATTCTCTCTTTTTCTTCTTCATTAGAAACTTTTGACAATCCCTCGTCTATAATAGATTTTATATCTTCAACTTCATATGTGGCATTTTCGCCTTGTGATTCTCTTTCTTTAGACTTTTCAATATTTTGCTTCTTTTGAATAATCTTCTTTAATCTTTCTTTTCCTTCTTTTGAACCAGTTCCTATATTTTTAGCGGAAACAACAGTATTAATTCCGTCTAAGAAATCCAAATATATATTAGCAATTATTCTAAAAGCAGTTTTATCATTTCCACCTTGCCCGTCAGCAAATTTTTTTAAGTAAGAAATTTCTGGCGCATCTCTTTCTATTCCGGAATATTTATATTCTGGTTTTGTTCTCTCTTTTACTATAGAAAGAACATTTGGCCCAAATTTATGAGTCTTAGACAAAGAACCAGTATCTTCCATTTCCTCTGCTTCTTCTATTTCCTCGCTGTCAATATCAGATGGTTTTTTATAAGTATTTGTCAATTTGTTTCTGGCGGCATAAGAAGAAAAAGTTAGCATATCAACTATTTTTTTATAATTTCTTCTTACATAATCTGCCATTTTACCGCTAACATAAGCATCTTCTAAATCATCTAAATATCTGTAGTAATCACTTACTAGAACTTGTGCTTCGCTACTGGCACTATCAGATGCTTCTGATACTTTTATAGCTTTAAATTCTATTTTTTTTGTTTCAGCATCTTTTGGCCTTGTCTTAAAATGTTTTACAAGTTTATCATAATCTTCTCTAAAAACAGCACTTTTTTGCAATTCTTCTTCTTTTTCTGAATTACTCATTTCTCTGTCTTGAACAATATACTCATATTCGTCTATTGTTCTTTGAAGAAAATCATTATATTGTTTTAAGTACCATCTTACTTTTATGCTTTCTTCTTTTATTTTATCGCCAAATCCAGACCTTCTAAAATTTTTTTTATCAGTTAAAGATGGTTGTTTCTCTGCAATAAAAGAAGGCAAAAATTTATTCATTACCCAAGCCAAATCAGATTTATAACCACTCATTAAAGCTGAGACAATTGTTTCCTTATTTTCACTACCACCACCAGAAACGATATATTTATCTAAAAAGTTCTTGACAATATCAGCAATTCTCTTCTTTTCTTCTCTTGCTTTTACAATATTTTTTTCGTATTCTGGGAAATTTCCACTCAACCCTTTATTCTTTTCAAGTTCTTTTTGCTCTTTGGATTGTTTTTCTTTTTCTTCTTTTTCTAAGGCATCTTTTTCAAGTCTTTCCTTTGGAGGATTGCTAACAGCCAAATCTATTGCCTTCGCTACTTTATTTGCAAATTCTTGTGTTATCTGCCCTGCTCTGACAGCAGTATTAAGTGTCCTAACTATTCCTCTTCCACCAATTCCGTGAGCAGCATCTATCCAACTTGAATTGGCATATTTACCAGGATTCCCTTTCATTACTTTATCTATATAATAATATCCAGCATCTTTTAAATTTCCACTTTCTATCATTTCTACAAATTTAGGTTCTATTACATCTTTTACCGCCATTTCTATAAGAAAACCTTCTTCTATGTTATCCGGTTTTTTGGCGGTAATAGTTCTTATTTTTTTTGCTTGTTTTTCTGGAAGTTCTTTCTTTAATTGTTTAACTGCTTTAAGATTTTTTATATCATCATCCATAAAATAAACATAATCAAAGTATCTTCTTATTTTATTAATAACATTTTTTTTCTTTTCATAGTCAGTTTCGCCCCTATAAAATTTTTCTTCATCATTTACGGCGAAAACATATTTTCTATTAAGAGGAGCCGGTTTCAGACTTCCGTCTGGTGCTCTATATTTTAGAAAATCACTCAAAGCTGAAAAAACCACATCTTCCATACCACGTGCTGTAAGAATTCCTATCTTATAGCCTCCACTAATAAAATTATCCATAGCTTTAAGATTATTTATGTAAGGCAACCCTTTTCTAATAGAATTTGCTACTTTGACCGGGTCCCTGAATTCTCTATAACTATAATATTTCTTTTCTTCGGGAGTTGGATGTTCATCAGCATATTGTGCGGGAGTCAACTTAACTTCTTTTTTGTCGGTAGGAAGTTTTCTCCATATAAAAATATCTCTTGCTTGAAGTAAAGTATCATCTACATCTAGAAGTAAAATACCCTTTTTCTTTTTACCTGTATTTTTATTTACCGGAAGTGTTTCTTCATTGTATACTATATCAAAAATTTCTAAAAGCGTCATTTTTTCCTCCGACTATTATTAATCTATCTTACAGTATTATCTTAACCAAAACAATTCTAATTTTACCTAAAATAGATTACTAAACATGTCAAGATAAATAAGAAGCGGATAATACAAATAGAAGGAAATGTGTGTATGGCAGTCGAAAAAATTGATGGAGAATATATAAATAGGTCTAAATTATTCTATGACGACTTAAAAGAATTCCACGAAAAAACAACAGATATAGTTTCTCTTATGAAAAATTTTAGATTTGAAACAGAGAATAAAGTAAGATTAAATTACAAATATGGTTCTGTAAGAATAAAGGATAATAAATTTGAAGAAAACGACTTTAATCTTCCTGAAGACTATAAAAAACCAATGGAAGAATGGTGCCGTGGGAAGACTAAGGACACAATAAAAATAAAAGATAAAATTTTAAAGTTAGAATTAGATGGAGGAAAAATTTTCCTTTTCAAAATATTCGATAACTTTGAATCAAGCGGAAGTTTTGTTATGGCAGGATATATAATAGATGCTTCCCCAGAATTTAGATTATTCTTAGCAAAAATAGCCGAAGAAGAGTTAATAAAATCGGCAAGTCTATTACTATCTGCTCTATAAAAGGTACTTAATAAAATGGACAATCAAAATAACGATATAATGACTCTCAGAGACTTACAAGAAATTAAGAGCACTTTAAAATCTTTCTCTGAAAATGCTATAACACAACTTCAACTATTAAGAGAAGCCATGTCTCAAAGCGTTTCTCAGAAAGCCACTATATCCAAAAACGTAGACGAAATAGAATATTTGTTAAAAAGTTTCAAAAGAAATTTAGAAGATTATGAAAGAAAATTAACAGATATAATGGAATCAGTAGATAATTTAGAAAATAAAATAATAGACAGAAATAACCAAGAGGCATTGGCAGTATCAATAGATATACTAAAAAAATCATTATCAGAAATAAGTAATATAGTTAAAGGGTATGATATTACTCATGCTTACTCAAAAGAAGAAAGAAAAACCTTAGATGACAAATTAATAGATATAGAAAAATCTATAAATGGATTTAGTCAAGAATTAAAAAATATAAGAGATGTTAAAAAAAATTTATCATGGTGGGTAGACTGGATATATAAAGTATTACTCACAATCGGTGTTATATATGGACTTTTTAATTTACAATAAAAAAAGGAGGCTTAAAAGCCTCCTTCTTTTATCTATCTTTTATTTTTTCTAACAAAGTCATAGATACCCAAAACCCAACTTTAAACAACTTTACAGAATCGTCTACTACTTTTTCCACCTTATAAATTTTACCATTGCTTTTTTCTATGAAATTTTTCATGTCATCATTTAAAAAGGTTGAAGAGTAATTTTTTTTAAATCTTACATATGAATTCTCTTTAATCATATTTTACTCCTTTGTCTTTATTTATGATAGAAACTGGATATCCGCCCTGATATGTTCCTGGCATTGGAACCATACTGTTTTTATTATAAACTATTTCTCCAATTTCTCCAATTTCTCCAATTAATTTCTTGTTAGCAGACTCTATTCCAAAACTTATTATATCATTAGGATTGAACTTTATTTGATTTTTGTCTATTAATAAATGATAACCAGAATGTGTATCTACCCAAAAATATCTACTAATTCCTTTTACAATCAAAAAATCAGAGACTTCTTCGATATATTTTTCCGATTTGTTTTCTAAATCAAAATCAAAATCTATATAATGTTTAGTTCCTGTTGATTGTTGATACATAGTCATTAAATTATTATCTATCTTATTTAATCTATTGAAGAAATTACTACTATCTCCACCTCTAACCAGCAAAGAAGCAATTTCTGAATTGTATTCATTTATCAAACCTTGAAAAGCATTTAATGCCCTAAAAGTATCAGAAGGGTTTATATTTATATAGCACACCATAGTTTTTGAAGGAATTGGAATATTACTTTTTGTGGTATATCCTCTTTCATCACACTCTAATTTTCTTATAGTACGAATAAATCTATCCCAACTTCTTTCTCTAATTATTGTTTTGGCAAACATTTCTGTTCTGCCAAGACTATAAAACTCCCTTTCTTCTTCTGTTAAATATTTGTTTCTAGCCGATAAAGAAAGGAAGTAAACTTCTGTTTCTTTAAGAGGAGGCAAAACATTATCAAAAAACCATTTTAATTCAGATTCATCACTTACTATTTTTACAAATTTACTTTCTTCCATTTCTTAACCTAACTATTAAAATTATTAAATTCCTCTTCTACTAATTTCATTATATTACTAGCTACTTCATTATTAAATTCTTTATATTCTGGAATTTTGAAATAATATGAACCAGCAAATTGCCCAAACGAAAATATTATTTCGCCTTTAAAGATACTACAAGAAGCATCCTCTCCAAACATTTCATTCATTTTTCTATTAAATCTATTTTTTAATAGATCAAAAAAATCTTTCTCAGTTTGCATTACTTAACGCCAGTAGAACCAAATCCACCATCTCCTCTATCTGTTTCTTCAAGGGTATCAACTACTTCAAAACCTAGTAAACAAACAGGTGCAATAACTGCTTGAGCTATTCTATCGCCTTTTGAAACAACAAAAGGCTCTTTACCGGCATTGTGCAGAATCACGCCAACTTCTCCGATATATCCACTATCAATAGTTCCTGGGCTATTAAGGACAAACACACTGTTTTTTAGTGCTAATCCAGAGCGACTTCTTATTTGAATCTCAAATCCTTCTGGTATAGAAAAATAATTTCCAGTTCCGACAACTTTCGTCTCTCCCGGGTAAATTATTACATCTTGATTCGAAAACAAATCTGCTCCAGCATCATTCTTATGCTTTCTAAGAGGCAACTTAGCACCTTCGTCAAGTTTAATTTTTATTAAATTATTTTTTTCTTTAATAGCATAAATTTCTAATTCTTTGTCCCATGTCAATTTATCTTTCATACTTCGTGAGTTCCTTCTATTCCTCTTACTTCTCTTTTTAAAGTTCTAGAACGTAGCCACATAACTGCCTCTCTTAAACGTTCAAGAGCCTTTTCATTTTCATCGCATTTAAATTTACCCTCTTGAAATTTTTCAAGTCTAGTTATAATCATAAGCAATAAATCTTCATTCATTACTCCATTGACACCACACTCTTTAATAGGGCCTTGCTGAAAATGAATTTCAGATAAAAGTTCATTGTCCGATACTCTTCTAACCTCAAAATCATGAAGAGCAGATACATCTGTTTCTGATTTATTTCCCCCATACACATTTGTGTATTTATTAGTAAACAAATAATTATTTATTTTTTCCATAGTTCCTCTTTGTTTTTCGTCTTCCCAAACTATTCCTAGTTTTTCAATATTTTTTTCGAAATAAGTTAAAAGCATAATATTGCCTTTTTTATTTCTATCTTTATTAAAAGAAGTTATTTCCATATCTGGATTTAATTCGTTTAATACTTCAATTAAATCTTTAACTGTCTTAAACATAGTTGTATTTTTATCCCTCATTTTACTCTCTAATTTATATAAGAATTATTCGTATTCTTTCAATAGAAGATAAACTTCATCAAAATCAGGCAAAAACATTTCTATCATCTCCACAGTATCTTCGTGCAGTAGCATATCTCCTTTATTGCTATTATACCAATCAGATGGTAAATTTTTAAAATTCAAACTCATAGCAGTCCAATCGCAAAGCATTTCAAGAATATCTACAACGGGCATATACAATGCTTTTGATTGCCTGTCCCTTTTAAACATCACATAATACTGCCAATGATGCGAATTCTTCTTTTGATGTTCATTCCAAGCCCTTTCAAATAAATCATGATTTTTTTCATTTTCATTATCTGGGAAAAACCATTGTCTATACCCTATGAATTCATTCCCAATATATTTTGAACTGTCATGATTTTTTATAGCCTTATCAACCATAGAAACTAATGTGTCTTCTTTACCTTCTGGGTAATTTAGTTCTTTCATCTTTTTCCATACATTTTGAACGTTTTGAATATGTTTATTAACATATTTCATGTACTCTTTTTCTTTTGGGTTCAAACTCTCTACAATTTCCCTGTAATCCATCTTATCTCCTTATACTTTTTCTACTATTTTCATTAATTCATAATTTATTTCTAAACTAACAGAAAAACCACTTTCTCCGTTTCTATTTTTATCTATAAATATACCTATTTCATTTTTTTTCTTTTGATTAATTGTTTGATTTAGAGTCACAAAAAAATCTACTGTATCATAAATACCTCTTGATTCAGACATTTCTTTTGAAGTTGTTATCGCTTTTGAACCACCACCTTCTGCTTGCCCATCTCTTCCTATTTGAGATGCTGTCCAAATTGGTATTTTTAAATACTTTGCTAAATTTCTAACTTCTTCTGAAACTGTTTTATATTTCAAATAAGTATTTGAAGCATCTATTCCTTTTTTGTCGTTAGTTGTCATAATAAGAAGATAATCAAGAATTATTAAATCTGGAACAAACCCTTTAAATCTTTGTAAATCCAGCAAGAACGCCATTAAATCATTGGTGCTAATAACTTTTGCTGGATATTCTTTAATTATCAAATCACCTTCTTGCGACATAATATCTCTTTCATGGATTTTTCGTAATTCTTCATCCGTGTCTGTGGAAATATTAGTTGTAATACTTTTAGTAGACGCCTCTAAAAGATTTGACAAGAAACGAGAAGTCAAGCGCATATCAGAAGTTTCAAAAGAAACAACCAGCACCCTTTTTTTATTTAAAAAAGAGTTTATCGCTAAATTTCCTAAAAACAACGTTTTACCTAAACCTGGAATTGCTGCAACACAACCAAGTTCACCACCTCTTAAACCACCATCAAGAATTTTAGGAGAATCTAAAAAACTATAACCAGTAGCAACAACATTCTCGTTTGAGTTTGTATCTTTTATTAATTTTCTAATCTGATTCCAGTCTTTAATATCAACGCCTAAATTAGTGTCAAAATTAATTTGAGTAGCCTTGGAAAGTCTTTCAATAGCAGATTCATAATTCTGACTTTGAATATCCTTCATAGAATTTGTAAAGGCTTCCGAAAATTTAACTTGTTTTATAAAAGTTGCTACTTCTTCTTCTATCAATTCAAAATCAACAATCTCAGTGCTTTTATAAACATCTCTCGCTAAATCAAATAAATCTTTTTTCTTTTCTTCGTCGTCTTTAAAAATTCCATTAATAACAAATTCTATATCCGCTAATGACGGAAGTTTACTAATCTTATTCCTTATCATGCAAATAAGATTAAATAATATTTGGTAGTTTAATTCTTCGAAGTATTTTTTAGGATTTTTTAAACTGTTTTTATTGCCACCAAAAGTAGACAAATATTGTTCTATTTTTAGCAAGAATGTTTCGTTTCTTGAAGCATGTAATAATATATAAAATTCTAGTAAATTTTTATCCATATATTCCTATTATATAATTTTTATATTTTTTTGTCAAAAAAAATAGCGAGTATTGAATACTCGCTATCTCAATCTCTCTTGCCAAAACTTTGAGTCTATTTGGAAAATTTTGCTTCTCCTCAATAACTCTGCGAGTTCTTTATTACTTCCCTCATTCATATGTTCCCATCTTATTTTTTCATTCATAAGATAAGGCAAGACTTCATTTTTATTAACAAATTTATTTTTTATGTCTTTTCTTCCTAACACTATCTCCGATACCTGAGAGTTTGGAAGTTTATTTCTATTTAGAAAATCCCATACTTGAACAGATAGATTTTTAATTTCCCTATTTTTTTTAAATTGCAGAACATGTATAAATTCATGTAAAAGAATCGATATTTGTTCTGTTTTACTAAGAGAATAAAAAACAGGTTTATTTACAAAAATAGTTTCAAAGGAATTGGTGTAAGCAGCCAAATTTTTATTGCTATTAACTACCTCTTTTATTTCTAAATTAGGTATAGATTTGTTTATTTTGTTTAAAAATCCTTGGGAAAAAACCTGAGAGGCATAACTTTTAAAAAATGCCATTAAATCTGGACTCTTCCCCATCTTCTGCTCTATTAAATAATTTTCTAAATCCATTTTAATCCTTTATATTAAAGAAAATACTATCTTCTAATTTTAAAAAATCTTCAAACCAATAACAATACCATCCACAGTGTTCGAAAACATATCCATCAAACTTATCTTTCACAAAACAAATTCTTTTTCTATTATTAAATTTTGCTATTACCATAGGTTTCCTGTTTGTAAAATTAGCATCGCCTTCTGCTTGTTTTAACCAAGAGTGTAAATCAGAAGAATCATTAAATAAATCCCAAAAAGATATTTCTTTATATGCTTTGTGTTCTAATGAATATTTAAAATTAGATGGAACTATGATATCACCAGAAAGAGCAGTAGTTATTGTTTCTTCCACTCCTTCTGCATATTTCCTGTTCATACCACCGAACATAGCTCCCGAAGACACATTTCTCTTAAATTTATGAGGAGTAAATCTTTCAGAAAGTATTTTTGCCAATTCATTTTCAGCTCTATTCCCTTTGTCTTTACTATTTATCTTTTTTTTAGCCATTAAGACTCTTCGCTCTCTTTTATTAAAGAAGGTTTATTAACAATATTAGTCATGTCAATTCCCTCTGTATTTACAGTTTTACCAAATAAATGCCCTGTCTCATGCTGAAATACCCAAGACCTATCTCCAGATAATTGCCTGGAAAATTTTTTAAGTTTACCAGTTTTACCATCTATATTATAGAATACAGCAGTGATTTTTTTATACCTTTTAACTTTAAAGTATCTTCCTGGATAAGATAAGCATCTTTCTAAAAGGTCAACTGTCTTATTCTTATTGTCTGGGAAAAAAGTTGGATTAATAGCAAGTTGCCATTTATCAGTTCCATCTAACCAAACAAAGAATTTTTTATTAACTCCAATTTGTGGAGCAGCAAGTCCTATGCCACTTTTCTCATGACAAAATTTAACCATTTCCCCTGCAATTTCAAAAATTTCCGCAATTTCTTCCTCTTTTACATCATCGCAAAAAATGCCTTCTATTTCCTCAGAAGGAACTAATCTCATTTTTTTAACAGCACCTTCGTCTGCCACAGTGTTGTAAACAGAATCTTCTGAAATTGCTTTTAATTCTTCCATATTATCTCCCTAAGTAAAATATATAAGAGTTATTTGATTAATTTCCAAAACTCTTCTTCACTAATTATTGGAATGTTTAATTCTTTTGCTTTAATGTTCTTAGAACTACCGCTTGTTGTATCATTTGTTAATAAATAATTAACATTAGAAGTAATAGAACTAGCAACTTTGCCGCCGGCATCAATAACAATACGTTCTATTTCTTGTCTAGGAATAGATAATTTTCCAGTTATACAAAAAGTTTTTCCAGATAAAGAACTATTTTCTTCTGATACTTTTTTGGAACCTTCTAGTAAAACAATTCTATTCGTGTTTAATACAGCGTCCATAGTGTCTTGAAGTTCAACCATATATTCTATAAATATTTTTGCTCTTTCAGGACCTATACCATCTATTTCAATTAGACTATTATAATTAACTTTACGCAACTTTTCTAGTGTATCATAACCAGCATCAACCATGAGTTTAACCACTTTAGAACCTATGGTTGGGATATCAAATCCAGAAACAAAATCTTCAAGTTTAATTTTATTTCTAGCCCAAAGTTCAGCAAAAGCCTTTTGAATTACCTTCTTTTTATTTGTAGCAGATAAAGCAAGTTTAAGTTCATTTTCACAATATAACTGATGAATATGATTTATTCCAACAGTATAATATAAGTAATCTATGATTGCCGGTCCAAATCCCATAGCCCCTGTCATTTCTAACCATTTAGAAAGTCTATGTTCAAGAATAGTTGGACATTCTTTATTGGCACAATAAATCCTTGAATCAGTAGCAACTAATCCCTCTCCACAAAAAGCACACACTTCTGGCGGTTCAATTTCTTTGGCATTATCACCTTCATTAAATACTTCCATAATCTTAGGAATTATTTCGCCTCTTTTTTCAATAACAACTTCGGAAGGAATTTTCAAATCAAGTCTTTTTATTTCTCCCATATTTGCCAAAGATGCCCTAGAAACCATTGTTCCAGACACTTCCACTGGTTTAAGTATTGCTACCGGAGTATAATTATTACCATTCCTGCTCCAGTCAACTCCTATAATAGTAGTTATAACTTGCTCTGATTGCCACTTAAATGCTCTTTGATGATTTGGGCGTGCTCTATCTTCAATAACATCTGGAATGATATTTTGCTTCAAAACAACACCGTCTATTTCATAAGGCAGATTTTCTTTCGCCTTTTCCCACCAATCTATTAATCCCATAATTTCTTCAATTTTTGAAGAATTAACCAAATTATAAGGAGGAGTATCAAAACCAAATTCAATAAGAGCATTAATTTTTTGTTCTTCTGTTTTTAACTCAGGAAGATTTATGTCATAACAAAGAACATTTATTTTATCAATATTATCTGTTGTATTCCTTTGATATGCTATGCCCGAAGCCATGTTTCTAAGATTGTATACTCCTTCTGGCATATTCATTTCTTTAAACTTGCTCTCAAAAAGAACAATTTCTCCTCTAGCAGAAAATCTTCTTTTCTCAGAAACTTCCGGAACATTAATTATATTTTTAGTTAAATCACTTCCTATTTTACCATCACCTCTTGAAAGTGCCTTAATCATCTTACCATTTTCATATATTAATTCTACAGATATACCATCCAGTTTTGCTTGTATCAATATATCCCCATGTATATTTTTAAGTCGTATCCAATCTTCTAATTCTTTTCTGGTTCTTATCTTAGATTGAGAACCCATACTAATTTCATGTGGATATTTATCGGCATCTATTTCATCTTTCCCAACTTGTTCTAAAAGAAAACTATCTGGATAATTACTTTTTAAAGTATCCCATAAAATATCAAATTCTTCATCTGAAACTTCCGGAGTTCCATTGTAATATGATTTTTGAAGCCTTACTATCTCTTTTTCTAATTCTATCTTTGTCATTTTATCCTCTAATACTTTAAAGAAGCAATCTCCATTAGAATTTCCATTTCATTAAATACTTCACATTCATGCAAATGAATAATTCCATTTCCTGTTTCTTTTTTATAATCATTAAAATCTTTATATCCTTCTGGAATATTATATATAAAGAAATTAAAATTTTGTTTATATCGCTTATGCTCTAACAATTTATTTTTTGTCTTTATCAAATTTCCTAGTATAGTAGCCCTTGTTTTAGTTTTTTTATCTTTGTCTGGAACTAATATTATATTTCTAGGGTTTTTTTGAACTATTTTTTTAGCCTGTTCATCTTTTATAAAAGATGACAGCATAGCAGTTCCAACTTGTGGAAAATCTAAAGATAAAGCATCAAATACTCCTTCAAATATAAATACATCTTCTCTCAGGTTATCTATATTAAAAACATAATCGCCAGCGTTTATTTCTATTGGATTTTTATACCTCATCGGGTCGTCTGCGATAATACTTCTTGCTATAAAATATACAAGTTCTCCATTTTCATAAAAAGGAACAAATATTCTCTTATAATATTCGGATTTTATATCAGAAAAATATCCTAACCCACTTAAACTTATTTTTCTATCTTCTAGATATCTTTTTGCTTGAAGTCCTACAAAACCCAATTCATCAGAGTCAAAAAATTTAACTCCCTTTGGCATTTCCAATACTTGAGTCGTAGACTTTTTTTTCTCTTCAACTTTTTCATCCTGCTCCGGCTGAATATAATTATCGTCAGAATACTCTTGCAATAAAACTTTTATTGCTTCTCCTACCGGTATTTCTAAATACTCAGCGACAAAATATTCAAAATTATTTCCTCCCCTCTGGGCTTTTTGATCAAACCATTTACCAGTATCGGTAGAGACATATAATCTCTTTTTTTTGTCCGTATCAAAAGGAGTGTTAAAATGCAATTCTTCCTTACTACCAGAAACATATTCAGCCTCTGGGAAATTCCCAAAGACAAAATTTTCAACAGTAAGTCTATTAAATTTCATAATATTGTTGCGTGAAACCCAACCCCTCGTGGGTTGGGAGGTAAGCAACCCTCCTTGTATTTTTAATTTTTAATTATACACTATTTTTTACATAGTGTAAAGATAAGCATAGATATGAAAACATATAACATACCATTACAATTCAATTCTCAACTTGAAGAAG